CGATTGTATCAGAGTTTTCAAATTAATTAATGAGTCTCTTAAGTGAGTTTTATATTTCTTGAGTTTCATGTTCCGAAAAGGTTCGATGATTATACTCTTGGATAATATTTAATGACATTTTTGGATTGGCTCATTATTAAGTCTTTTCTCTGTACTTAGTTAAGGTTTATTTGCTTTTAAATTATATATATTATACAACTTATATGTTTTAAAAATTGAAATACTCGGTTCAGACCGGGGCTATATCTAACAACTTGTAATAAAGAATTTACCTATTTTCACTATCGGCCTCTCTTATTAGTCTTTTAGTAGCATAGAGAAATAGTGACATGAGCATAATCACCCCTCATGGCAACAAGTAGCTCTTTATTTTCTATTACAAGTATGATTTATAGTGTATAAAAATTAATTTTAAGGCAAGGCAACATAATATTGTAGATGTCTATGAGTAGATAAAACGTAGTTGGAATGTGTGTGCGATAAAATGGGGACCCCTCCAACTGGCTAACACCAGCGCCTACTACATTTCAACATATTGCGACATAATCGAAAATGACCGCTCTATGTGTTATGGTTGTGACCACTATTCTGATTTATTTTGGAGGTAGTGTTAATCCGGCTGAGTTTATCTCAAAACCTCGATGACAAGTGTATCCTTGGACTTCGGGCATATATCTCTAAGATATAGTCGGACTTCTGAACCGTAAATTTGCGGAGGCTTTAAGTACGAAGAATAAGCCTGTCCATTTTCTTTTTTCTTTTTCTTATGGTTACAATCTCAGAATATACTAAAGCGTTTTCATTGTTTATTGTTATTTCAATTATTCTCAATTGCAATCCTATTACCCCTTTGTTTTATTTTTATTCCAACCTTATAATTCTTTTGCTAATTGTTTCTCATACTGATTTTAAATTTGTATCAAAATATTTTTGAAGATGGCTTCTTTYAACGTATCTTTTCTCCAATCTGTTTTTAGTGATTTAATTTCAGCTGAGTTTGATTACGAAGTTACCTTACTTCGTAAAATTTTTGATGGAAAATATGAATTGCGTCATTCTTATGGACTGACATCATCMTTAGACGATAATCATCTTGAAGATGAATGGCGCTTTAGATWTTTTAAGTTAGAAAAACGTCGCAATTATCTTTGGTATTTAATGAAAACACAAAAATTTGTAGAATTAGATGATCATTTTAATACGGATTATACCTTTGGCGATTTAGATTTGAGATTGCGAGTAGAATTTAGTAGAYACGTTAAAGAACATAGTGATAGATATAAATATATTAACCGTAAATCACGATTTGTTCCRTTTAGTAAAAGTAGTCTCCCCGTTGAGGATATTGAAACGGAATATTATGATAATAATGATATAGATATTGATTTCTCAACAAATTCTGTTAGTTTTAGAAAGAAACGAAGTGTTTCTTTTGAATCATTAGTTGATAATAATCGTGTATATAGAAAATGTGAAGTAGATAATAGAGATTATAATCTTTTAGTTAGTTATGCTTTACGTTTAAGAGAATTAATAGAGAATGCAGTTTCGTTACGTCTTCCAAGACGAATTAGTAAAATCTTTCGAAAGAAACGAAAGGCAGAATGGGTTGAGATGATACCATTGCAATATCAAGGTGGTACTCCTGCGGCACCACTAACTAAAGGTATAGATCCTATACGAGATCTTACACAAGACGATAATAGACCAAAGTGTTGTGCTTACTGCCCCGCAATTGTATGTATGAAGTGTTACAAAGGTAGAGGGTGTTGTGAATGTTTTCCTCATTATCAAGGCAACGTTGAACAAGGTGTCGGTGGTGATACGAGTGTTGTACAAATTCATAAAGCGCATAATGTCGTTCTTACTGAAACTGAAATTACACAATCTGATACTACAGCCATATCAAACCCAAAGTGGGGTAGTTATGTGAGTTCTGATACTATATCTCAGATGGATACATTAGTTAACAGATGGTTTCGTGTTGGYACTTATACGTGGACTACCCAGATGAATCGTAATACTACTATTAAATCTATTAGTTTACCTAGAGATGCTGTTTTTTCTGGCAGCACTACATGTGATCAGCCAAATAAGATCCCATTCCGTATACATAGATATTGGCGAGGAGATATTACTGTTAAAATTCATATAAATTGCAATAAATTTCAAATAGGCCAATTACAGTGTAGTTGGTATTATCAACCAAAAGCAGATGATTCATTTGCTAGTAAGAATAGTGTATATACACGAAGTGGTACTCATCATTGTGTTATTTCAGCAGCCCCTAATAACGAGGTAGAGCTCCGTATTCCCTATAAAGCATATAAAAGTATGTATCATACTAAAACATATAATGGCGATGTCAAAGATCTTCCGCTCGATATGGGAACACTGTTTATAAGCGTGTTAAGTCCGTTGAAAACGACTGGAGAAACATCTCCTAGATGTAGTTTTACTGTTTTTGTTAAGTATGAAAATAATGAATTTACTGGTATGATTGCTGGAGATGTTGATACCCCTTCCCAAGTTTCTGAAAGTTTACAATATCAAATGGATGGTATGGGATCTATTTTATCTGCAGCCGTTCCAGTTGTAGAGAAATTATTGACTAGTAGTCCTAATGATAATAACCGTGATAATCCTCCTCTAAATTCAGCTCCTCGGTATTTTGTACCAACTGCAAGTCATTCATGGTCAGTTGGTACAGATTTAGTAGAACCCCTTCATAATTTACGCTTGAGTGGGCGAGCTCAAACACGTCATCCGGATGTGGATTTAGATGAGATGAAAGTAGATGTTCTGAAGCGTAAGTATATGTTGTGTGATGTATTTTCATGGTCGCAACAAGATCCTAATGGCCATAATTTGTGGAATTTCCCTGTTAATCCAATGCCACCTAAAGATCGATTGTATAAAGTTGCTCAAGCCGGTACCAATACATTATCTAAATATCAGATTACGCCTATAGGTTTCTTAAGTAGTTTATATCAATATTGGCGTGGTTCTATCGAATATAGATTTGATATAGTAGCTTCACAATTTCACAGTGGAAAATTATTGTTAGCATACATTCCAGGGCTGGAAGAAGGTGGTTCTGTTACGATTGAACAAGCGCGTGCTTCACCTCATATAATAATTTCTTTAGATAATGCTATGACATATACTTGGCGTGTTCCTTATGTTGCAGATAGACCATGGTGGCCTCGACGATATGCTGGCGAGTCTATATCTAATAATGTAACGTCTCCATCAAAAATTTTTGTATTTGTATTAAATGAGCTTGTCATGGCAGAAACTGTTGCAGATAGTATCGAAATTTTGGTATATATGCGTGGTGGTGAAGACATGGAATTTGCTGTGCCTGTTCAACCTTCAATAGGTTTGGGTCATGATAATAGTTATGTAGCAAGTCGAAATAATACTAATATATTTCCTGTATCCACAACTGATAGTTTCTATGCTGGAAATTGGCATTCTGCACCATTAGTTCTGGTTTTGCGTCACGCTGCTACATCAGACGCTGTTGGGCGATTTAGTGAGCCTATATTAGATCGTCCTGTTTATTATGTTTTGTCTTCGTCGCTTCCTACGGCAAATGTTAATTCTGGAGCTTTAACTTTACGATCAATTACACATTACATTTTCTTAAAAGGTATTGGTTTTAACGAATATATAGGTTTACCTGTTTATGCAGCTAATACTCAAATTGCTCTTAATAAGCTTGAACAGATAGCGCGTGCCGCATTTACTAATAAGTACACATATGGTTCTTGGGTAAGTTCATTTATGATAACTGCACCACTTTCAACATCAGCAGGCGGCTTCGGTTTCATACCCGCAGCATATGTTACAACGTCTAATACGTATGGAGGAGGGAAATCAATTCCCTTTAYAGCTATGAGTGTGTCACCTACCTTAGAAGATATGGAGTATCAAGGAAACAGAGAGGAATCACTAGCATTAGTAGATGATACACAAAATTTGCAAAGTACAGGTAGTGGCATGATGACTTATGGTGAGCGATTTGTGGATTTGAAAGATTTAGGTAGGCGTTACCAACTATATGGCTGGACATCTATACCGCGTGATCAAATAGAACGAGATCCAGGTGCGTGTAGTTTCTTATTCCCCGTTCTTCCTCAGGGGTTGAATTTGGCTATTAATACGCCTACTTCTGTTAATCAAATTTGGAATCGTGCTCGTGAGGGCCATATACCATTAATAGCAAGTTTATTCCGTTTTTACAGAGGTTCACTTCGAATTCGCATGGTATTCTCTAATGCATCAGGTTTAACAGCGTGGGTTCAACATCGCCCCGACCGTCGCTTAGATCGCGACGTTATTACTCCATGTACTCAAGTGACTACAGCAGAGGCTGTTTTTAATCATTCATATGGAGTCTATATGCAATCATTAAGTGTCAATAATATGATCGAGATAGAAGTTCCGTTTTATCAAATGGCCAATTTTGGTCTGTTACAAAAACCCATTATTGCTGTAGGTGGTCCCGTAACTGATTGGTCGCGCTTTTATAGCTTAGGCGAGCTGAGCGTGGGCTTTTTTGGCGATAAACCTACAGATGATATTAGGTGTACGATATATTATAGCATGGCTGATGATTGCCGATTTTCAACATATCAGGGAGTTCCTCCTGTTGTTTTAATTGATGATTTACCTGAATACCAAGGCTTTACAGATTATTTTAAATCGTCACCTAAAGAAATAGGTAATCAAGTAGCAGAGGGTGTTGCAGAGACTATACATTCCCAATTACAGCCAGCTGTTGATAATTTTGTAGCATCATTTAAAGAAAGAATGGGAGATGTGTATTCAAGTGTTTCACAGTCAATAAGTGATATTGAATTTTCTTCAAAAATTTCTGCTATAGGCTCTCAAATTATACATTCYGTTAATAACCCCTCCCCGTCAACTATAGCTATTTCAGTAGTCTCAATTTGTATTACTTTAGGATTAATAACGTATGCTACATATCATATTGTTCATAAATATGTGATAGAAATTTGGACATACATATCAAATAAAGTAGCTTCGAACAAAGTGCATCCAGAAGCAGAAGCCGAAGTTGGTGTAGAAGCGTTAAAGTATCAGACGGATACTGACAAYGCTGTCAACGGGTTTCTGTCCATAATCTGTGGAGGATTATGTACTTTATTTGGTATGAAAAATAGTTTAAAATATAAACCTGTGTCGGACTGTTTATTTAAGGAAATAACAAATGGTATGCGAATGTCGAATGTTTGTTTTGTATTCTTCAAAAATTTATTGTCTGTAATAGGCGACATGAAATCTTTAATTGTKTCTCATTTATATCCTGGTTTTAATGCTGCTGAAAGTTTGATGGAAGGTAAGGATATAATAGAAAAGTGGGCTCAGCATTCTCTCAATATATTAGATCCTATGGTAGCACAAAATATTAAATATGATAAAGATTTACATATTAGCTTATTAGACTGCTATGCTTTTGGGAAAATTTTAAAAGTTAAATCATTAGAAACGCAATACCCAGCTTTAATACAAATGGTAAATAATATATTTGATAAACTTCACAAGTTGTATRTAGATTTAATTGCTCAAGGTGTTGATCCGCACGTTCGCAAGCTTCCATTTGTCATCTATAACTGTGGTGCTCCTGAGATTGGTAAAAGTCATCTTACTACAAATATCTGTGCTGAGTTATGTAAAGATCAGGATATAGTTTCTGAAACTCATCTAATGTGTGTTTTAAATGCAACATCGAAATTTTGGGATAATTGCGATCGCCAACCATGTTTGGTTATGGACGATGCCTTTAATATACGTAAAGGAACGATGTTAGAAGATCAAMTTGCGGCTATTTTCAATGTAGTATCTCCAGTTGTATTAGTTCCCCCGAAAGCGGCTGTAGAAGATAAAGGTCGTACATATAATCCGGAAATATTTATATTAAATAGTAATGTCGATTTCTTTAAAACAGATATTTGCTTAGAAGAAGCATTGTGGCGTCGCAGAGATATATTAATTAAAAGCGAGTTGGACCCTGACTTTGTTAAGGAAGGATGTATTCATTGTTTAAAGAAATTGAAAGTTAATAGTCAATTGCCTGTTGAAGCTGTTACAGCATTGAAGGATAATCATCATCTTAAATTTAAATATACCTTTGATGTTACTAATCCAAATTGTCAATATTTACCTGAGAATAGTTATTTGAAGTATGATGAATTAATGAAATTATTAAAAGATTTATTCAAGAAGAACAGAGAAGCAKAGAATTATAAATTCGCGCAGCGAGTAGCCCATTGCAATGAAGTTTCTAGTAATTTTCCTTCGTTGGTAAAGCATGTTGATAATCTTGAAAGTCTTTGGAATCAGGCTATACAAAAAAGAAAATTTGCCATAGATCTTGTTAAAAATAGCACTTTAACGTCAATGTCACAAAGTTTTGYAGAGAAAATTTCCGAAAATTGGTCAGAATGTAAACATGCAGTATTTAAAAAGATTTATACTTCGATAAGACCGGGAGTGAATAAATATGATATGCTTAATCCTACGTGTATGAAATGTGTGGCGCTTAAATATCAGTGTATATCTTGTAAAATAGAATATGAGAAAATGAAAAAAGAAGCTAATACAGTTGATACACCTATTCCATCGACAAGTAGTGGTTCTGCCTCCATTGAAGTTTTATTTGGAGATCCTAAGCTAGGGTATCAAGGTAATGCGCCAATCGTAGAGGAACCAGCTGATAATACTGATATTGCAGTTCCAGTGTTCGATCATGATGTCAAGTATTTGCTTAGTAGTAAAGGGTGTAAGTGGTTAACAGATTTAAACAATAATTACTCACCTATAGTTTTGCATGATTTTAAGAAATTTTTAGATGATCATCATGATAGCATAGCTGTCAGTCTGCGACGATATCCTCAATATGCGCGTGGGCCAGAATTGTTTAAATCTATATGTGAAAGTGGGTGTGATTGTGTTCATAATTTTAATAAGAATCCTCCTATAATATATAAGGGTCAATTTGCTTTTGTTAATCCGTCTACACCTGGTGTGCCCGATTATATTAATTGCTTTACATGTACGGGAAAGTGTTGGATGTTGTTACCTTGGATTCATCATGGTACTGTTATTGCATGTAAGAAGATGAGTGCATTAAGAGAGAGTTGGATGTGTCAGATGGATGATAGAGAATTGATATTTGATAAAATTACGTTTGATAGTATATTTTCAAAATTAACTAAGTGGGTTTGGGATTTCTATTATGATAAGATGAAACCTGCTCTTAAAGCTGTAATATCATTCTTTTCTACTCTTAACGGGTGGATGTTCGGTGCTCTATTCTTAACAACTATATTTTCAACTATTATTATGGGTGTTGGTACATATGAAGTATGTACACAGCAGGGAGGATTGCAACCGAGTGGTGCAGAAATAGCACGTGCGAATACCATAAAGACTGTTGGTGACACGAAATTTCATCCTATTGCTTACCAAGCTAATTCATATGAGTCTGGAAAGCCTCGTGTTGCCAAAGCGTCAAAAGCTAAAATTAAAACACCCATACGAGCTACGAAAACATTAGAGTATCAAGGTGCGCAGCAATTTGATGTTGTAAAACAAAGGTTAAGAAATAATTTGTCTTCGATTGATGTTGTTTATACGGATGTGGAAGGAAATATGAAAAGAACGAGAAATTTTGGCCTGATGTTGAAGGATCAACAAATGTTAATACAGAAACATTATTATGACTTTTGGAAACGATTAGATCTTACTGCTAAATTTTATTTCTATAATAACAATATTAAGAGTCATGCTCCGGACGGTATTTTATTAACGAATTTCTTTGATTTAGATGTTGATTGGTTTATGACTCCTGATCAAGATATTTTTGATAGTAACTTCGGAATATTGCATCTTCCTAAAATTGTTCCTGCTTATAAAGATTTAACAAAGTTTATAGCTAAGTCAACTGAACATCAATATATTAAATTTGACGAATGTTATCTTTATTCAAGTTTGTCTGGAGAGAGTATGCATTGCGTGATGAATATCGAGTATAATAAAGAAGTCACTGACGCAAATGGGTGGCTTCGGTTGGATGAATGTTATTCGTATAAATATACTGGAGTAGGCTTATGTGGTAGTGCACTATTGTGTAGTACTTTAGAAAGACCAATTATTGGTGTGCACTTTGCTGGTACTTCTACGTATGGTTATGCCGAACCGTTGTGTTATGAATCATTTAATCAAATTGACGTAAAACATTATGATTATGATTTGTGTGATTTGCGATTGGATGGTTCTAAGGAAAAAATTCAATTTGATACCCTATTATATCCGCAGGGTACTGTGCCAGACGTGTATAGCCATCATCAAGGTTGTGTTAGTCAATATATCCCAAGTTTGGTTCATGGAGTGTATGAAGTTGATACTGAACCGAACCCATTATCACCACGAGATGAACGATTGCCACCCGGAAATCCACCCTTACAGCGAGGAGTTGAACATATGGGTAAACCTCCTTTAGATTTTCCAAATGATTTATTAAGACCAGCAGCAAGAGATTTGGAAGATGTGATTTTGCGTACTGTCAAACCTGTTCGGCTTGTTATGGACAAAATATCGCTACAAGATGCAATTTGTGGAAATGTCAATGTTAAAGGATTTGAACCGTTGGAGTGGAGCTCAAGTGAGGGTTTTCCTCTTAGACGACTTCGTCCATCTGGAGTCAAAGGGAAAAAGTGGTTGTTTGATCTTGAAGAAACTCCTACAGGTTATGTCTTAAAAGGAATGCATGGTGAGTTAAAGCGTCAGTTATCAATTTGCGACGCCTTGAGAAAAGATAGTATTCGATGCCCAACTATTTTTGTTGATTGTTTGAAAGATACGTGTATTGATATTAATAAATGTAAAATTCCAGGGAAAACACGCATATTTTCTATCTCTCCAGTGCAATATACAATAGCCTTCAAGCAATATTTTGGTGATTTTTTAGCGTCATATCAGGAAGCCCGTCTGAAAGCTGAACATGGTATCGGACTTAACGTCGATTCTTTGGAGTGGTCTCAAGTTGCAAATTACATAACTACATACGGAAATAATATTATAGCTGGTGATTATAAAAATTTTGGCCCAAGTTTGATGTTAAAATGTGTAGAAGAGGCATTCAATATAATTATGGCTTGGTATGAACGTTATGACAACAACACTGAACGACAGCGTGTGCGTAGAGTGTTGTTGTCAGAAATTGTGCATGCCAAGCATTTATGTCTGAATGTTGTGTATGGTGTTCCATGTGGTATCCCTTCAGGAAGTCCTATAACCACTCCGTTAAATAGTTTAGTTAATTCATTATATCTTAGGTGTGGTTGGAAAAGTATAACAGGGCAAAACTTCAGTGTAATGCATGATAATATTAAGATTTTAACATATGGTGATGATGTATGTGTGAATGTAAGTGATGAATTTAAGAATATATATAACACAGAATCTTTGTCTTTATTTTTTAAAAATTATGATATTGTATTTACTGATATTGATAAAAGCGATAGGTTAATTAATTATAGATCATTAGAAACGTGTTCATTTTTAAAAAGAAATTTTAGATTACATCCCAACAGTAATGCTATTTTTCTAGCACCTATCGACCTCCAGAGTATTCGAAAATGTGTCAATTGGATGACGCGTAAAGGAGATCCAAAAAGTAATACTCTAGAGAATTGTAAGCAAGCATGCGAACTTGCTTTTGGTCACGGACCAGAATACTATACCGAAGTACGTGAGTTTCTCCAGCGAACGTGTATGCGTCAATTGGGATGCAGTTTTACAGCTCCACGATGGTATGAGAAATCCGAAATTTGTTATGGTATATAGGTTCGTTTTAGTTTAAGAATTAAATTTTTAACTGTTTATTTTTGTTAATTCTGTTATATATAGGTGGGTCACGCACACCTATTATAAATAAACGCGGGCTCTGGCAGAAGTTGCGGAATCAACGAGCGTTGTATTCCGATCTCTTCCTAAGGAGTAGCTTTTAAT